GTTACGGTTGCACCTACATCAGCAAAACTCTTTCTAATTCCGAGATTAACGCCTACTTTTATTTTGGCCCCGTGAATCAAAAGCGGTACATACTCCCTGGAATGATCGGTACTGGGTGTTGTAGGATCGCAGCCATGATCGGCGGTAATGATCAAAACATCCTCCTGCTCTAAAACACTTAAAATTTCGGGTAAACGGCCATCAAACTCTTCCAAAGCTTTGGCGTAACCAACGGGATCATTGCGATGCCCGTACTTGGAATCATAATCTACAAGATTGGTAAATACCAGGCCTGAAGCCACCTCTTGAAAAACTTCAATAGTGCGATCCACGCCATCCATGTTATGCTTTATTGGTAGCGATCTTGTAGCCGCTCAAAATTTTTGGCAAAAATTCTCAAGATTTTTGGCAAAAATAACGCTGGTTTTCAGAACTATTTCTGAGGGTCTTTGGCTTTACTCTTGCCAATTATTTTGAGAATAACGCTCCTTGACGTGCTGGTCTTTGCCCCGTTGAAAGACGCACTCGTTCAGGAGTTTTGTTTTGAAGTTATAGCTGTTGAAGTGACTCATGATGCCGAAATAGGACTGCATTGAGGCATTCACCTTGTCGAAGGCAATCAATCCCTTTTCATAGGCTTTTTGAAGCGTTTTGACCCTCCTCTTAATCTTCTTCAGGGTCTTTTTCTTCAGCTTCCTATGGGTAGGCCATATCTTAAAACCCACGAACTCAACGCCTAGAGATATGGGCCTGATAGCGGTTTTATTGTTTAAATCGAGCGCAAGTGCTGATTTCAGGAATATCCCAATATCCTCCTTAACCTTATGCAAGTATTTCTTGTCATCCGACAGGATTATTATATCATCCATATACCTGATGTAGTAGTGTATCCTCAATTTGTGTTTTACATACTGGTCAAGCTCGTTCAAGTAGACGTTTGCAAAGAGTTGTGAGGTTAGGTTTCCTATCGGCATCCCTGTATCAAACAATCTCTCTTCTTCCGGGCAGTCATCGGCTTCCATTCCGGCAGGGAGTCCAAAAGCCACATCCTCACTGTTGACTATGGTTTCAAGCAGCCACATCAAGTCATTATCAGCAATCTTCTTTCTCAGGATATCAAGTAATATCGCATGGTTGACTCTGTAAAAATACTTCGAGATATCAAGCTTCAGGTAATAGTATTTTTGACTCTTGCGGTCTACCTGCCGCAACCAGTATTGAAGCCTGTCTGCCGCTTTATGAGTGCCTTTCCCGACTCTGCAACCATAACTATCAAAAATAAACTGTTTATCATAAAGCGGGTATAAAATCCTGTATACGGCCCATTGAACAACTCTATCTTTGAAAGGCAGTGCCATAATCAATCTCTTTTTTGGGTCATGTATAAAGAACTGCCTATATTTGCCCACTTCATAGGTTTTATATAAAAGCTCATTTTGAATGATAATCAAGTTTTCTTCAAGCTGGCTGTTAAATTTTAATACTTCATCCCTAAAACGTTTCCCTTTTCTTGCTTCAAGGGCAGCTATGTACAAGTTTTCAAAATCAATGATTTTGGGAAACAGGTTCTTTAGTTTCTGAGACAATTTTTGCATCCCCTTGTTTTTATTAGTGCTATATGTAGCATCTTTCATTACTTACTCGATGCTTCTATAGCAATTCAATATTTTGCTTTATCAGCAGGGGAATGAGCCCCTTTGTTCTCTCTGTGCTATCCATAACCCCGTGAGGTTATAGCCATTGACTATGAGAGCAGAGCGGAGCGGAAACCGATATTCGTACTGACGTTCGCACGGGAGTTGTTCAGGTTGACGTTGAACACGCCCGCATTGGAAGTGTTACCCCAATTGCCGCCACGAATCGGGAGCTCAATAGGCTCATCCCCCATAGTTTTTGTTTATTTATTTGTGGCCTTCATCCAACCTCCCAACATACGCCCGATTTCGCTCAGCATCTTGCTCCAATTCTCATATTGCTTCAGTCCCAAATATTTGAATTTCGGGTCTGCTGCAACCCTTATAAAGGTTTTTAAGGTTTCCAACTCGACATCCATCTCCTGAAGAGTTGTCTTTTTATAATACTTCTTGTTTGCCGCAATCGCCAACCTCAGCAAGGTGTACATGGTTTTCTTTATTTCTGTTGCAAGCGCATACCTTTCCGATCTTGGAAACTGAAGCAGGCAGTTGTTCCCATAAACTATCATGTCATAGATTTTTTGGTATATCTTTAATTGTTCCATCTAAAATTCCCCTCTTACTTCAGGGCGGGGGAGAGCTATCGCTCTCCCCGTCAGATATTCAGAAAACAGATTACAGAGCAACAAAAGCGGAGCGGAAACCGATATTCGTACTGACGATCGCACGGGAGTGGCTCAGGTTGACGCCGAACACGCCCGCAGAGGAAGTGCAACCCCAATTGCCGCCACGAAACGGGAGCCTTTCTCCATAGTTACGAGCATAAAAACCGTCTGCCCCATGCGCCGCATCAATCGGAAACATACCTAAAGCTTTGAGGAGATTCGGGATTGTTACTCCTGCCTTTGCGGTCATTGTTTCAAATGTTACGCTTGAATATCCATAATCGAACTGACCGCCCGGTATATACATCGGGTTTTCAACAGCGGTGTTTATTATTGGGTCTCCGCCGACATCATGAGAGGTGGTGGTGGAATCGCCAGCCGTGGTATTGTCTACTTTTAGAGTGTTGGCCGTGCCGGGGGCAACAAGGCTTCCATCCTGTAACATAGCTTTCCACAACGGACTTGCCGCCGTTTGGTCAACAGCAGCAGCCGCATCATTGTTAGGGATAATTTGTATCTCCCCGTTGTTTAGCCTCAAGCCGCCAACCCATTCCCACACGTTGCCATTGAGGTCAAATATGCCCTCGTTGGTATTGTCGTGAGCCCAACTTGCCGGGCCGCTTCCGGTTGCAACCCTGCCAGTCTTCCCGGCTCCACTGTCAAAGTATGTCTCCACGCCTTTCTCATGGGGAGCGGAATGGTCAGCTCCATAGTTATTGTTCCCCCTGGGCATGAAGCCGTTTTTCTTGCACCAAAGCGCAATTCCGGCCCACTCAGCATTTGTCATCAAATGCCATCCTAAACCTTTACTTTCACAGTAGGTTTTTACGGTGTCGAAGTTTGCGCTTACTTTTGGGTCTTTAAAGGGCAGGCTGTAGGCCCGGTCATACATAACAATATTTTGATACTTTGAGACCATCACTTCCGCTTTCTGGACTCCACTCACCAAAAACATAGGATGAGCCGCATTATCTCCACCGGCCATAACATCAATGCTCTTGAAAAACGGAATCCTCACCATGATTGAAGGGAGCCCCATATCATCAAACAAGACCGTATTTTTCCCGCCCGACAACGCTTCAACCGCTAATTTCATGTCATCAAAATTATTCATTGGTTGCTCCTCCTTTAGCCCATAATGTTATTGTCACCTTGCCCATATCAAAGGGGATGGGGACTTGCTTTTCCATTGGATTGCCATTCTCATCCTCACCGTCAATGACGGTATCGTATGCCCTTGCCGGTATGTCTATCTGTGCAACATACCTTTTATTGAGCCCGAAGACCAGGAACCCGAACTCATTAGTGCAAATGTCAATATGAACATCAAAGTCCCTTTCGTACTTCTCAAGGTCAAGGGTCATGATTTCATCCAGGATGACCTTTGTCCCGTCCTGCACGATGTTGATTTTTGGCCCTTCGTTCTTTTCAACGATATTTACCTGACCGTTCATCTTTTCAATCCCTCCGCTTTCTTAATCACTTCATGACTCCTCTGAGCAATGCACTCAGCGTATTCCCTTGTTTGCTTGTTGGCCGTTGAGCTGTTGTGTCCAAAGTCCCTCAAGACCCTGTTCGTCCTTTCTTGCCTCTCGCTGCTCTTAATTATCACGTTTGCCATTATTGAAACATACCCCCTTGGATAAAGCATTTGATTGTTGCACTCGTTGCGCTGCCTGTGTACCGGATTTTAAAGCCGTTCAGGGCCTTGTCGTACACCTCAATGTCTCCGACAAACCCGTTGGAGCTTAGAACCTCAGTGAGCACCCTGTAATTCAAGGTGTCCCTTGCCTTTTGGAGGGCAACGGTTGTCTCTGAGTTGTTAAAGGGATAGCTCATTGTATTGCTCAATGACACTTCCACAATTTCTCCTTCCAGGTCAGCTATGCTTCTTTTGGACTGCATTGCCTGTTGAATCAGAACCGAGGCAAAACCGTCAGCCCCAAGAATACCGGTCTCCATATTGTTTAAGTTTGTCGCACTGACGGGAGTCCCTTCCTGAATCACCTCTCCCGTTAGTTCGTCAACAATATGGTCTTGCCATTGTTTGAGATTGTAAGGCTTCATTTTAGCTCACCTCCACTTCCACGAATTTATAAGCAAAGACCGAATACAGCCCTTTGGATTGAGGTTTTATAAACTCCCTGGTTGCAAGAGCCACCACATCACCGTCCTTGTCAATTAAACTGATATTGCTGACCGTTCCCGAAACGGTGTCATCCAGGTAGACGAATATCCTTATAACGTCCTGGTTTATCTCCGTTTTAAAGATATCAGCCTGCCTTTGTTGCCCGTCCAGCAGATAGGTTGCATGTGACAATGAGTCTTTCAGCCTTGTGAGCTGTTTGGTAATACCCGTTGCAGTTAATGTCTTCATCCATCAAACCTCCTTTAGTTTGGATATTCTCCCGCCCTTATTTGATTACAGAGAGGATAGTTGAATGTATTGCCCTCAAACTCCGTTTCTGCCTCTATTGTTGAGCTCTCATGGTTGCACTGCACAAAGTCCGTTTCCTGATATAGTCTTTCGGATGCAGCAATCTTCCCGGTCAGAGGATAGGTGAAGCTGCCTTCTCTGTACGTCGATTCATGATTCAAGTCAGTCCTGAGCAGATAACCCACATTATCATTGTTGTAAGGCCACACCCCACAAAGGAAGGTGTTGCATAATGGATACCGGTAAAGGCCGCCCTTGAACTCCGACCTGACTTCAACCTGTGTGTATTCCTCTATCCCATAACTTGGCTTTCCGCTTGCGGGTTTGACCTTCATGACTTCCTTGTCGATAACCGCCACGTCATTAATGCCGACTTGCTGCTTTGACGAGAGATAGACCAGGAACTCAGCCCACCTTTCAGGGTCGTGGATATAAAAGGGTTCAATCCGTGATTGCTCATACCCGAGGGCCTTCAACGCAAGGAGTATCCCCGGCTCCGTACCGGCCTTCTCAGCAATGATATTTTTCATCGAAAGCCTTGTCCTGTAGTTTTCAACACTTTCCCCCTTGAGTCTCTTCATGCGACGGTCACGCCCATGCTCTTCAAGTAAAGTGCTGCTTGCACTGATTACCATTGACTCCGCTCTGACCCGGAAGATATCTTGTTTCGTCTGGTCAAACAGCTTCCCGAGCACCTTGAAGAGTATATAAAATTGGTTTTTTGCCTTGGCGACTTTTTTGAGAGGGCCAAAGAGCAGGTAATACATATAGTCCTGAAACTTTTCAAACATACCTTTACACCCTCTCAACGGTTATATTGAGCAGACCGAGCACAATCACTTTATCATTGCTCAGGATTACGTCATCGGCAGGGGAGATAATGTCTGACTTCTTATAAACCTGAATGCCGCTTTTCAGGGCATACCTGATGTCATCTAAGTAAAGCCGGTTGAGCTCCCTGTCTTTCCTGATTTTCATCAAATCGGTGATAATTGCTTCACCTTTCTCCTGAATGCCCTCGTCGCTTGCATCCTCCGCAATATAGATGACGATATCAAAATCCTGCTCCACAATCTCCGAAGATTTCACCAGCAGGTTGTCATATGGCCCCTTTATGGTGGCGGCCTGGGCCTCAACCTTGTCAAGCAGGTCTTGAGTTGCGGCTCCCGCCGTCGAGGTCACTATGATATCAATAGTCCCCTGGCCTCGTGGATGCATATCGTCAACCCTTACAAAAAGAACGCCCTCGACTCCTTCACAAACATTCTTGTATTTGTCAGCTATGGGCATGGTGGAGAGCTCTGCCCATGAGTTCAGGGTTCTATCTCTCAGGCTCTCGATATCCTCAAGGTCACTCCCTTCCTGAACAAGCCAGTCAGAATCATTGAATATCCTGTCAATGCCCTCAATGTGAGTGAGCGACTTGTTTATCTGTCCCGGTGGAACGTTGTATTTTGCACCTTCCTTCTCAGCCAGGACAAGAACCTTTTGGCTCAAGGAGTCCTTTTGTAGAACCGTGTCCTCGACCGCCAGGAACCGGAGCTCCTCTCCGTTGATATCCTGCTCCGTCTTGAATATGTCCCCCTTGGCTATCTTGACCGCATCTCCGGGAGCGTCCCTTTCAATGGTTACATATCCTTTTGTCTTTGTCGGCTGCTTTCTCTTCTTGGAGAAGTCTGCCGCCTTCAGCTCTAACCACACGTCTTCAGCATGGGACAGGAATACATTGTTTAGAACCTTTCTCAGGAGCTTCACCAGCTCGATTCTAATCTGGATGACTATCATCAGCAGAGTATAGAAGATTCCCCCTGAGCTGAAGTTGGATATCCTGAAGCCCTCGTCTTTAAGTTCCTGCACGATTGAGTTTTTCAGTTCCTCTCTATCCGGCACCGGAAGGATTTCATCTAATATTTGCTCGTCAATCATTACGCCATCACCACCTCGACCCTGACCCTATCCAGTACAATATCTAAGATGTACTGCTTCGAGTCATTAGTAAACTTAAACGCCACCTTGACGGATATCTTATCATCCTCAAAACTTAGCTTTGTTTGTATTGTCTCGCTATCGATTTCTTCACGCCTTGAGAGCTTCGTCCGAATCCTTTGCTCGATTTCCAGCCTTACCAGCTCGTCATCATCCGCTTGAATGAAGTCAAGAAGCGACCATCCCCATGTCTCGTCATAGAAGAGCTCTCCCTCCTGGGACAGTGCCTCAAGCCTGATATCCTGAATAAAGCAGTCCGTATCAGAGGAGAGGGGAGCGTCACCATTGGCAGCAGCCGTCAATTGCCAATCTTCATCAAGCTTTATGTCCGTATCATATAGACCCGCCATCAAACCACCTTCCCCACGATATAAACATTTAGCTGGCCGTAGAGGAGGAGCACCGCCGCCACATCCCCGCTTTCAAGCACAACCTTTGACTTTACTTCAGGAATCTCAGGAAATTCAGCATTGACCGCCTTGTTTTCGTCAAGTATTTTGAGATTGTAAAGATAATAGTCCGGGTATTGCTGAACCTTTGTAACTTTTGCGTACACGGCAGAGGGGAGCTTGAAGTGTGTATACTTCGTCTTTATGAGCTTTTCAATGACGTTTTGAATCATCTGCTCCAACATTTCTCTCCCTCCCTAAAAATAGATGTACGTCCTTATAAACCCCGCATCATTGGTAGTAAAGACAACTTTCTTTGTCTCGAACTCCCCGGATATCTTCGGATGCCTCACAATAATTTTCTGTGAGTGCTTGATGAAAGGCGTTGACACCGTTTCAAGCACCCAAACCCCGCCCGGCCTCTCAAGTGAAATAATGTTCACGCCATACTCAAACTCATATACCTTCTTTTGCTCCGGCTTTTCTCCCCAGTAAAACACCCCTCCAGAGAAGAAGAACGCCTCTTTGATTTTCCAAATAGAGTGAATCTCCTCAATGACTGCTATAACGTTTTTCCTGAAGACAGGAACAACTTTCTTCTTTTGGTAGACCTTCGAGGATATTCTCATATTCGTGATTCCCGCTTTATTTAAGCAGAACCTTAATATCTCTTGAGGAGTTGCGTCCAGGAAAGTGTTTGTGATGTACGTCTCTTCAAGGCGTATCATGTCATCCTTGAGCACAACCTCATTTGAGTAGCTGCCCTCACTCATGGGATTGACCACGTATCCCTCAAACACCTCATCGAAAACCCCGTTATAACCGAGCTGAATCAGGGCCTTGTCCTTTTTGCTGAGGGTTATTTTCTCATTAAACTGCTGGGTAAACCTGACTTTTGCCCAATCAAAGTATGAATCTTTTGAGGAGAAAACCTCTATCTCAACGCCCTTTTGAAAGCCATAGCCCCCGATGTTGATATTGGTTTCGGGATAAAAAAGCTCACTTGTTTCCACTTTCTCACCTCACTAATAAGGCATTGCAGCAAGTTTGCTTTTGTATGCCTGGGTCTCTGCATTGTCTGTCGCCGCTGTTTTTGCGGTCTTGTCATGAAGCTTCGGAGCCGTCCCACGGCTGCTCAAATATCCCTGGTATTCGGAAGTCAGATTCGCCTTTGCCGCGCTTGCCGCCGAAGTGCCGGAAGTACTTCCCGCCTTCGTTGCAGTGATGGTCATCGGGATGTACTCCCAAAATTCAATCATGACTGTGAGCTCGTCATTTTTGCTTTGCTCTTTTGTTGTCAGGTTCTTAAACAGAATCTGTGTGATGCCCCTGGCCGCCGTGTGCTCGTTGACTATCTCGTATATGATGGGCTTTGCCTGCCCCTTTTTCTTGAAGAGGTTCTGGATTACTTCAAGCTTTTGGAGCTTTGTCAAAACCGGCCCGTCATGGAGAATCAGTTCCAAGTTAATCTTTGCGTCCTCATATCCCGTTGCCTGCTTCGGTTTCGTGCTCCTGCCTTCAACTTCTTGCTCCTCAATTAGCGCATCACCTTTTATTTCGATACTCTTGAAGAGGCCGGGGAGGACAACCCCTCCAACTTTAACGGTACTATCATCAATGTATATCAAGATTATCCCTCCCCGACCGGTGTTGGCTCTCCTCCGTTGCTGTTTATATAGTCCTCAATCTCTTTCAGCAACTTAAACAGCATTTGAAGGTCTTTGAGCTTACTAATATCTGTCTGGACAATGAGCCTTTGGATGACGGTTCCATTCTCTTTCTCCTTGGAGCTTTCACTGCTTTCCGATTTCTCCCTGGTTATTTCCTTCAGATTGACTTTTTTAATGCCTTCCTGGGCCGTCAGGTCAACATGGGAGAAAGCGTTCTCAGTTGCTTCAGCGGGAAGGTTTTGAGTCTGCACCATACCGCTTGTGATTGTCTCAAACACCCTTCTCCCCGACAGGGTAAGGGAGGAGAGAGGGCCTTCTTTAGCATCCGAGAAGGGGAGTAGGTTTCTGATTTTAGCAAGGCCGCCCCTGACAGCCTCTACCGGGGCCGATATTGCGCTCTTAATTCCTTCCGTGAACGTTGTCAATATCTTTGAGCCCGATTCCCTGAACCAGGCTAAAGACCCGGTTATGAAGTCTTTAATCCATTGAATACCGCTTGCGAATATTTCCCTAATCCTGTTAAACCCGTTGACAACGCCGGTGACAGCGGAGTTCCAAGCACCCTGAAGGAAGTTAATAACCGTGTCCCAGTTTCTCCATAAAAGCACCAGGGCCGCAATCAACGCCACAATCCCAATGATAATCCATGTGATAGGGTTAGCCAGTAAAGCAGCAGTGAAAGACCATACTGAAGCTATCAGGCCGGGCATGGCCGTGGCCGCCGTGACAACCGCCTGTCTTGCCATTGACACCAGGCTGAGCACGAAGTTTTTGACCGCCGCCGCCCCATTGACAACGGCAGCTCTCCCCATGCTGACGATGGATGTCGCCACGTTCCTGATACTCGTTGCCGCCGTTGAAGCAAAGGTCTTGGCTGAGGCAAACCCGTTCCTTATGGCATCACCGGCATACATAGCTTGTATCCTGATAGTGGTTAGCGTGTCCGGTATTTTTCTGAGAGTAGACCAAAAGCCGGTTGCCATCTGAGCCGTTTTTGTGAACACAAGGCCCACGCCGCCGACAACAGTAATAAAAGTCCCCAAGGCCGTCAGGGTCAGCCCTATCATCATCACAATAATGGCAAGCACCTTGACGAGCTGCTGATTCCGGCTAATCCATCCGCTTATCTTGTTGAGAACCGCTTCACCCTTGCCTAGCAGCATGTTCACCGTTGGGAGCAGTTGATTCCCGATTTCTTCTGTGACGTTGTGGATTCTCTGCGTCAGCCTGACATATTTCTCTCCTTCGGTTTCGTTGATAGCGTTCGCCATGCCCCGAGCGACCTCAATCCCTTTGCCCATTTCACCATACATGCCGACAATATTGTTTTGCAGGTCTCCCGTTTTGTTATAGAGCAGGTCAATCAAGGCAACCGCTTCATCCGTGCCGAAGGCTTTTTGTATCTGCATCTTTTCTGCGGCATCCAATGTGCTCCCGAACTTGGCCCTGAGCGTTTCAAGAATTTCCGGCATGGACAGGAGTTGATTATTCGCATCGGTGAACCTGAGCCCCAATTCGTCCCCGGCCCTGGCCGCCGATGCCAGGAAAGCCTTGTATTTTGTTCCCGCCTCACCGCCGCTCATTGTTGCTTGCAACATGCCAAGGATGGAGAGCTGCTCTTCAAGGGGCACGTTTGCCGTGGTTGCCGATGCCCCCAAAGTCTGAATGGCCTGGGCCATGCCTGAGCCGGTTGTTTTGAACTGCTGCACTGATTTTGCTATCCCGGCAGAGAACATCTCCCCAAACTCGATGTCGCTCATGTCCTTGTAAAAGTCCTTGTATATCCCGTACCCGGTTGCGAACAGGCTCGTCATTTCGGCAATGGTTGACTTTGTGCCCTTGGCCGTGATACCGGCAAACTCCGTGTATTTTGCAACCCCTTCATCAGTCAGAGAGGATATACCGGACTTAATGTCATATGCCGCCGAGACGAACTGCGCCTTTGTTGTCCCGGCCCAAGTATCCGAAAAGTCTTTGGCTGCTTCTTCAAGGGCTCCAAGGTCTTTAACGCCGACCGAGGACAGTTCCCCAAGGGCTCTCCGTGTTTCAAAGGTTGCTGCCACAGGGGAGAGCACTGCGCCTGTTATCTGAGCCCCTGCCGCCGCCATTGCAATCCCGGTCTTGGTCATGTCACCAAAGGACTGATTGAGCCTGTCTATTCTGCTTACCGAGTTGCTGACTGAGCTGTTGACCCTTGCCATTGGGCCGGTCAAGTGGTCAATCATCCCGACGATTACACTTAGTTTAAAAATTGTATCTAAACTCACACTGTCTCTCACCCCCTGTTAAAAATTTCTAACCTGTGCTATAGTAGAGAAAAAAGGAGGTTGATGTCATGTTGCTGGTAGGTCTTCTGTTTGTCCTAAAACTCATCGTCTTTGCCCTCTGCGCCGGAGTTGTCATATCCTTCATCGTCTTTGTGCCCCTGACCATTTACGTTACCCCATATTGCTTGTGGGTAGGTCATCAACACACTCTTGGCAGGCACAAGGACAAGATGAAGGAGGGCGTTTTAAAGACCGCAAAACACGCCACAATCCTATATAAGAGCTGGATTTTAAGGAAAGAACCGACCTTTTAAAGAGGCCGGTTTTCTTTATTCTGAGAAGACTTCCGAGACTGCCCTTGCAACCACGTTTTTCTCAAGCTCCTGGATATATCTAGCTTGGGCAAGGGCTCTCAAAAACTCCTCAATATCCATCTCTCCCACAGGTTTCTTTAGAAGAGCAGGAGGTAGATACCTGTAAATTTCAAGCGAACCGGCTTCGATGAAATTACCCTTTACCTCCTGGAGTTGCTCTTCTAAAGTAGCTTTAAATTTATGTCTTTAGACAACCCCAGCATGTTCAGCAGTTTCTCACCGACACTGAGAGCAAGGGCCGGGTATTCCTCAAGGTCAGCCTCAAGCTTTTGATGCTGCTCTTCGATAACGTTATCTAGGACAAACGCCCTGAGTGCCTTTGTCGGGCTCTGTGCCGTGCTCTTGACATACCTGTCATAGGATGCTGTTGCGGGCTTTTGGAATAAATACACCAGTTCGACCGTTGTCGAATCATCCGGCTCAACGGTTGCGTTTACCCGGTAAAGCTTCCCATATTTGGCTTTATAGGCTTCAAATTCGTCCTTGGCTTTCGTGGTTTCTGCCGCCGTTTTGTTCTTGTCTTCCACGTTCCTCATCCTCCTATTTGTCAATTATTTTGAGATTAACGCTCATTAAACGGGCTTCAAGCCGTCTCTGATGATGCCGTTGACGATGATAAAGTCCATGTCCACCTTCAGGGACTTGTCGCCCTGGGCATTCTTCTGGCTGGTCTTTGTGAAAGTAACCGTGTCCAGCTCGTCCGTCTTGGTCTTTGAGGTCTGATTGGCATAGCTCACAATGATTTTGGGGATGACGAGCTTGTACAACGAAACCCCTTTCCGCTTGCAGTAAGCAACCAGGTCATCAAAGTCATCCTTGAGTAGGCTCAACTTACCCTCCGACTTATAGTTGCCCGTGCCGTACCCCCTGGGCCTGCTGCCCTTCCCATAGGCAGCCTCTTTTTCCAGCTCATCATCATAAGAGATTTCCTGGACTTCAATCTCAAGGCCCGGAAGCTTGACCGACACGTCAGACCAGTCATAAACCTTGCCGTTTATAATAGCCACTTTTCATCCCTCCTTACTGTTGTGTCCTGAATGGGTTCTCCATTCCGAGGTCAATCTCGATTTCCCTCACATGGCCGATGGGGATAAACCTGATAATAACATTGAGCTTTTCGGTCACAAGGATGTCCTGGCCTTCAGGGACAACGATTCTTCCTGAAGAAATTTCTTTTGGGGTTTTTCTAGCCATTTCATCAATAGGAATTTGAATGAATTTGGCTATCGTTTCAAGGCTTCCCTGGACATCTTCCATGTCGATGTCGCTTTGCAGTTCCTGGAGGGCCTGCTTTCTTGTTTCCCTGATAATCTTGTTTTTGACCCTAACATCTTCCGCATACCGGTAGTCAGAACCGTCAGGGCACATCATCCTTGCGTTGGTGACGTAAAAGCCCTCAATTCCTTCATACTTTCTGAATGTCAGGTATTTTGTTTCATCCAGCAGGGAGAGGTAGTCCTCAATTCCCCTGGGAAGCAGTTCAAGCATTTTGTTCTCCGCAATGCTGAAGCTTTTCACTTCGCCAATGGACTGCTGGATTTTTGCCCTGGAATACAGGCCGCATACAATCCCGGCATTGTTGATGTCCTTGACCGTGCCGTCCATCCTGGTATAGAGCGACCGGGCCGTTACAATCTGGATGTCGGTGTTTTGGAGCCCAACCCTCTCATTGACGAGATACTGAGCGTATTCGTCAAGGGTTTCCCCTTCCTGGATGTTCCTTGCTTCAAGCACGAAAAACATCGGCTTTTTGTATATCTCGAAGAGCCTTCCCAGCTCCGTGGAGATTGCAGCCCAAAGAGCCTTTGTTGACTCTCCCACGACATGCACGTACTCAAATGAATAGTTGACAGTCCTTAACTTATCTATTGCCGTGAGCACGTCATCATTTGTCATCTGCGGAGCTTCGGTCTTCACGGTGTAGGTATCGCCTATCTTGTAGGAGTCTGCCGGAGTTACCGCATCCTCCGTGAAGACAAACTTCAAGCCGGTGGAGGGAATGTCAAGCTCCCCGTTGACTGCAAGTGTAATCTCTTCAGAGAAGGAATATCCTCCGTCCACCGAGTACCTGAGCACCGCCTGATTGAACCCGCCTGCCCCGGTAAACTTCACGATGATTTCATAGGCGTTGTTCGGTGTCCCCTGCACCGTGCATGTCCCGAGCCCCGTCCCGGCCTTCACGACTTCCCCGACCGTGCCGGGGATGGATGCAGCCACCGGCAGACAATAAATCATGCTTGACCCGTTTTCCACACTATCCATGCAGGCATCGGCAAGGGGGGAGAGCCCCAGCTTTTCCTTGATTTTTTTGGCGTTCATACTGCCAGTGATGACAATCGGCGCGTCGGACACAACGGGGGAGACCCCTATCTTGAAGTGAATCCCTTCGCCCTTGGCAGTATCCACCCCAAGCCCGCCGTCTGTGATAATGGTATTAACGTCCCTTAGCATCTTTCTTCACCTTCTTTCCTCCTATTGGGGACTCTAAGAATCCCTTCAATGCCTTCTCATAATCCGCTTGAGTCACCGACTTCCCGGTCTTCCAATTCTCAGCGGCCTTCATGCCTTCAAACACCCGGTCAGGCGTTTTGTTTATCCTCTTCAGTTCCTCTATGGTGAGGAGCTCAGGAGGTTCGGCTGCGGGTTTATTCGTCGCCATTGTCTCACTCCTTTTCAAGTGTTTGCTCTAACTCGCTCATTGTGCCGAGTGCAGAGTCTTTGTATATGCCGCCGTCAAAGGTGATTTTAACCTGGACGGCTATTTTTGCTTTTAAGATGCTGTCGTTTTCGTCCACCCAGTCAGCATCCTCGACCTCAATCCCCGTAAAATTCCCGTCAATCTCAATTCCTCTATCCAGCAGGGCAATAAAATTCTCAAAGATGCTCTCGCATTTGCTCTCTTCATACTCTCCGATGACAACCATAAAGCTTGTTTTCCGGTTGAATACCTTGACCCTCTTTCGCTTGACGCCCTCTTGGTCTACATAGATGGTTTTTGAGCCGCTTCGGGTATAGCTGTCACCTTCAAACAACACAGCTCCGACATGGCTTTCATTGGATTTCTCAAGAGTCTTCATGCTGGTATGCACTTTTGACTTAATGCCTGCATCTTTGAGCTTTTGTATCAGATACTCTTTGCATTGTCCAATCATCTCTTATGCCTCCGCTATGATATCTTCGATGGTTTCCTTGATTTCCAGCATGTCCTCCTCAGAGATGCCCAAGAAAGGACGGGCAGGGATTTTGATGTTGACGGTTACTTGCTTCTTACGAATCCATCTGCCGCCTATCTGGAAGATGAGGCCCCTGGATGTCTTGGCCCTGATTGTGACCTTTCGGCCCTTCTCTCCAAACTGGTGAGTCCTGGCATAGACCTTGTTTGTGCCTACCGCAAAACCCGTGCTGTCAGCAGTTGACTTGATGGAGTTTTTCAGCCCTGCGCTGTCCGTCAGCGTTGCGCCGCCTTCCCGGATAGCCCGGATTGATTTCTTCCAGGGCTTCCCCTCCGGGCTCTTTTGCTGCTGAAACCTTTCTCTCGTGGAAGTTCTGAGCACCTCTGCCAACGTCAGGCTTGCGCCTCTCAAGTCAACGTCTTCCAGGCCCCTCAGCTTCTTCATGAGTTTTCTTACGTCTCCCTCAAGTCTAATACTGTACATGGGTTACATCCCTTTCATGCTGTCCCTTGAAAACAGCCTTGTGTTTGAGTTTGCGGAGAATCCGTTGTTTGCCTTTTTGGTGTTGTCGGTGATGCCGATATCGACAACGCCCTTCGCCACATTCTCCAGGAACTTCACTGCGGCTTTGTACCTGTTTAAGAAGTTCTTTTCTTTCTCTCCTTCATCAATTCCAGCTCTTGAAAAGAGGTTGTAAACTGCAATGTCCTTGCTAAATTTATTGATTACCTTCGGGGTAGGGGAGAGGGGGACGGAGTACCTTTTGACAAGATACCCGTCAATCTCCCCGTCTGCGTCCTTGATTGCATCCTCGATAATAGGTATGATTCTGGCTTCTCTTTCCGCCTCGTCCTCAATGTACTCATCACCGATTATCATGTTGAGGGCATCGGCCTTTATCATTCCCCTGACTTCTTCAACCGTGCAGTAAGACATTCCGTATCATCCCTTTACGCAACTTCGCCAGTGCTGCCAAAGGCCATCTGCCAAAAGCCATAACCGGCGTTAGCCCTGCAATGTACTCCATAGAGGTACTGTTTCCTCATGAAGACATTCTCGTCCTTATCGTCAATCAGGGCATCGAACTTCGGAGCCTTTCTCTCCTGGAAGATGAGCGGCTTCAGGGGCTTTGTGGTACAAAGCAGGAACCATGCGTCATCACTTCCGGCCAGGTCAGGAACAACAAGCAGCTCAGCCGTGCCTTTGTAAATGTTTGTCGAGCCGTCAATCTGCTCAGCCAGGAGGATTTTTCTCCCCATTTCTTCATTGCCAGGGGCAACGACAAGCAGGTTGGGAATGAGTTTCAGGCTCCGTCCGTGTTCGTCGGTCAATGACATCATGCCGCTTCTTGCTGCCGCATAGGAGGTAGGAGAGAGCTTATTTGTGCCCTTGTTGCTGACCGTCTTTTTACCCACCTTGTGAGTGGTAGAGAAGAACGGCTGCCCGTCATAGCACTTGTTTTCAAAGCCGCCTTTCAGGAGCTCAAAAACAAGGTCATCCGGGAATGTTGCCGTGCTTTGAGCTATATCTTGGATAACCGGATTGTAGACACCAATCTTGTCATCCTCGATGTCGTTCCGGTCAACGCCGATGGTGAGCTCAAAGTCCTTGTTCTTGATGGTGTAATCGGAGGCAGCAAGGTTTTGAATCTCCCTGTCTCCAATCCATTCCCTCATCCGGGGAATCTTTCCGAGCCATTTGTAATTCTCTTCCCCGGTCTCGCTGGGGACTTTGGTTGCAATCTTGTCCCAAAGGACTTTTGTTTCGCTAAAGACCTTGTTGAAGATGGTCTTAAAGCCTGTCGTAATTCCGTGTAACGCCTGTTGGTTAACTATCATAGCCTTTTTAGCCTCCTTCAGAATTAAAATGTTTTGGCATTAAAGCGTTTCAACAATGACCTCACCGTTGTCAAGCCTAATCACCTTACCGGCGACGGACGTTCCCACCGCCAGCATGGTGACGGTTTCGTCATCCTTGATGTAGCAGTCTTTCATTAAGTCCGCTTCGGTCACAGGATTGGCATCGTCATTATTCCACTTGAAAACGCCCCGCCTGACTCTGACCGTCTTGGCCCCGTCTGCGCCCCCGGTGTTGTCAACAAACTCCTCAGCTCTCCCGGCAGCCTTCAGTCCTTCAGCTGTACTCCCCGGAACGGCGTACCCCGTTGCATCAAGCACAACCAGGGAGCCTTCAAAAATCTTGGCGTTGGCCTTCACCGGGAGCACCAGGGTTTTCCCGTCCTGGACTTCAACGGTGTTCCTTCCTGCTGTCAGTGCCATGTTACTTCACATCCTTTCCGTATTTCTCAACGTCTTCCTTGGACACCCCGAGCATCTTGCACACGGCCATTGTGGTTTCCTCAAGCCTGCCGTCGCTCTGTTTGGTGTCTTCCATTCCCAACTCTCCCATCGGGACGGCTTGAGGGGCCTTTTCAACAAACTTCTTGAAGCCTTCAGGGTCTTTCAAGGCGTACTCCTCAGCCCATTCTTTTTGAGCCGCCGAGATTTTGCCCGCCTTTAACGCCTTGGTCACAAGCTCCTCACTGTCCTTTTTGTCCAGCCTCTCTTTGAGCTTGTTGAACTCTGCCACCGGCACAAAGTTTGCCGGGTTCTTCAGGGCCATGATAGCGGCAGCCACGTCCTCAGTCTTTGCATCCTTACTGTCGAGCCCCAGCAGGCCGCAAATGACTTTGTTGGCAACCGGCTCCGTGCCTTCTTCCTGCTTCTTGGCTTCCTCTTTCAGCTTCTCGACTTCGCCAACGGCTGTCTTGATAGCCTGCATTACTTGCTCCTCTGTAGCGTCTTCAGCCAGGCCGAGGAGAGCCGCCAGTTTCTTTAATAAATCCATGTCCTTTCCTCCTTCTTCAAAATCATCAAGGTTTATTGAGTTTACTATCGCAAACATACCGTCTATCGCCGGTGTGTTTGTCAACGCCACGGAATGGAGAACAACCGCCTTTTGGTCACTCTTTCTCACCAGGACAACAGGGGAGAGGTACTTGTATTCCTTGTTCTTGATGTACTCCTGGGCCTTGGGAGTCCACTCCACTTTTGCCGCAATCGCTCCGTCCCGGATGAACAAATCCTTTATCCATCCCCCGGCAGGAGCCTGAACATCCTCAAGGGTCTGATGTTCATAGTCAATAACAATGTCGATGCCCCTTTCCTTGAAGGTGTTCCTGATTCGCTCAAAGCTCTCTTTGTCAACAATGAAGTCTCCCTTTTGCGACTTGACCTTCCCGAGCGGCAGGAGGTTGACCACATCGGGGACTCCTTCTATTGTCGAAGAGCTCATGCTTAAAACTAATCCCTTTGCCATGCACCCACCTCTCAATATCGTTTCTAACGCCGTTAGCACGCGTTATAACGGGGGTTAAATTTGTTTCAGGTATAAATACCTTACCGAGTGGAAAAACTATTAAATTTGGGCTTTTATTTGCTCGTCTTTTTCTTTGATGCCTCTCTCCTTTCGAACGCTTTTTTGAGCGGCTCAGGATAGTCCTTCAGGTCAGGCTTAAATGGCACCTTTGCCGGATTGTTTGCGAAGTTCGGGTCAGGAAGTATGTTCACAAACTTCCCGTCAACCTCAGCGGCCTGGGGAGCCCCCGTCTCCACCTTGAGACCTCTTTCTCTGACCTGTCTTTCCGATAATGTCTTCACCCCGCACCGGCACCGGAAGCCGTTCGGGGGATACCAGATATCCCAAACAGGGTCATCCGCTCTGAAAACCCTGCCGTCCATCGCCAAATGAGAGGGTCTTGTGTGCTTGTCGCCTACTGCGTCATACTCCCAATAGGGTCGGAGCCTCAAAACCTCCGGTGAGGTCATCTGCCTGTAGTGGCCGACCTGGTAGGATGTTTGAATGTTCGTTCTAAAGATGTTGTCGGCCTGAAAATTTGTGATGCCCTTATAACCCTTGTTTTCCAGGAACTCATTCATGCTGTCCTTGAAGTCCCTCAAGGTTGTGCCTTCTTCGATTGCCTTCAAGAGCTCGTCATGGAACTTGTTGAGTACCTGGATTTTGGAGTATCCTGAAACCGTGAAAGCCTTGTTCCTGTACTCGTCAGCCAGCTTGTAAAACTCCGAGGGCTTCAGCGGGAGCTTATCCCCGAAGTAGCTCACCGCTTCTTCAAAGACAATTTCTTTGGTCAACAGCTCAAACAAGTCTTTCATTTTCCTTCATCCTTCCGAGCATATCGGCGTAGAACATTGCCTTTTGAAGGAGCTCATCAAGGTCTTTGATGTCCATCTTTTTATAGAGGGCCTCTACAAACTTTTCATCTTCAAGCTGCTTTTTGAGTTCTTCCAGACTTTCCGAATCGTTGAGCAACTCCATCACCGGCTCAAAAATTTTGGCAAAAACACTTGAGCTTTGGGCAGCGGCCACGTCAGCCAGCTTGTCAATTTGCGCCTGGTACTCTTTGTCAATCTCCCTGTCACTCTTGTTCTTCATAAGCTTCAGGGCCTCTTTGAGGGGCACACCGGACGCTCCTCCTGGAGGAGCAGCCACTTCTTCTCCTTCCTCCGGTTTTGGAATACTGAATTTCTTGTACAGGTGAGCCGTCGGCACCTTTAATCCTATCCTGCAAATAAGCTTTTCGTAGATGTCAACCGTTTCCTTTTGGTCGTCTGCTTCCTCAAAGTCAAACCTGAGATACGGGATTCTCTTGTCTTCCCCGTAGTTGAAGAGCACGAGAGGACGGATTAAATCTCTTCTGAGAGTAGCGGCCAGGGCCTTGCAGTCCGCAACCGTCAAATCATGCCTTACCTCGTTATGGGTTTTTGACTGGGCATAGGAGCCGCTTCCCGAATCAGAGGTAAGGGTCTGACCGAGCACAGCCTTTGATATCTGCTCGTCACAGAACCGGGCCAGAGACTCATAGACATTGATTGAGGTTGTCTTTGCGCTTTCCTTGAACTCAATCTCCGTCCCGTCCGGGATGATACCGGCTGCATCCGTCCCAATCTGTACCAGTGCCCTCATGAGGGCCAGCTTGTCTTCTTCGCTTGCTGAGGGATTGTATTTCCCTAGCCTCAAAGGCATCCCGAAGACTTCACAAAAGCTTACCCAGTCCTTGAGGTCATAGTTCTTGAAGAGGTACATCCAGGCTACCACACGGAGCACGCCAGCCCTTGCAGGATGACCGGACTTCGCTTTGTACCGGTGGATAATAAACTTGTTTTCAGGAATCTCAATCCCGGAAGGGAAGTCCTTCGTTGTGATTTTCAGGATGTCGTTTTCGTCCCAAAACAGCCTCTTTTGATGCCTCCACTTGATATCCTGGATAGTGACTTTGCCCTCGTCATAGGCCCAAATGATTTCACTTATGGCAATCCCTTTGCCTATGGCATCCAACAAGTCCATGAGGACATCCTCAAGGTTTTCCAGGCTCTCAATCTCCTGCCTGACAAACTCAGCAATCTCCTTGTCGGCCTCATCGTCAGAGAAGGGGATAATCTCATAGTCCAGTCCGGTGACTGCGTTCTTCCTGGTCTGAAGCTGGGAGAACAAATGAGGGTCTTTCTCTTCCATCTCCTCAAAGAGCTCCATCTGCCTCAGAACGTCCCCGGCATCGGCTTCCCTGAATATCTGCGCCAACCTGACTGGTGTCAGCCCGTTAGAGGGGTAGGTTGAATATTTGTCCTGAACCTGAGCCACCGCAATTTCAAAGAGCTCAGGTTTCTTGGTTGCTGCCTTGTCTTTTGCTTTATCGCGTTTCTTCGCCAAAGTTTCTCACCCCCTTAATAAGCCCCTCTTTTGAACTTCAACATCCTGCCGAGCACCGATTTATAGTCAACCTTGGTGTTGCCTTTGATGCCGAGGGCCAGCCTGACCGCCATTTCAACACCGTCCGGGCCGTCGTCGTTTTTACCCATTGGATACTCTTTAAACTGCTGTAAAAGGGTCTTGTGCTTTGCATTAAACTTCAGGTATTTGTTTTTAATAAACGGCTGCAAGGATTCAATCCTCACATGCTTGTTTTGCACGTTCGGGATTTCCTCAATGGGGAGGTACTCTCCAACCTCCACGCTTTTCTTGACCATGATGTCCTTGAAGTAATACTGGAATTGAACCGTCTCCACCCCGAACTTATAGAACGGCTTTTTGAGGTCTCGCTTCATCCGTTTGGACATCTCAATGGCATCATCAATAATTACATCCGGTTTCCTCTTCTCGATGGAAGCCTCCACAATGTACATGTAGCCAGTCCTCAGGCTTTTAGCCAGCGCAATAATGGAGGACGTGTCACTCTTTTTGTTCTTGCCGAGAGACGGGTCATTTGCGCCTACAATGATAAACTCCGGGTCTGAGAAGTTGATTGAGCTCTCATCATAGAAGTCAAACCACTCCTCGTTAAAGGTACATGAGTCCGGGTCAATCGGGTCATTCTGAATCTCGCTGTTAAAGGCCGCTTCGCCTTCTGATATCCTGATTATCATCAGGTCATAGTAAGAGAGCTTTGCCTCCCACAAGACCTCAGTTCCTTCAAGCATTTCCTCCTTGTTTGCTTCAAAGAACTCCCGTGCGTCCTCTTGTCTCCGCTCGTTTTCAAGGTCTGTGTATATAGCCTCCCAAGCGGCCCACAGTTCTTGATTGCTTGCAAAGCTGATAACGCCCCGGTATTTGACGCAATGATACTCAGGATTCTTGAGAACCTTGGAAAGCAGGGAGTCATAGTGGAGGATAGTCCCGATGTAAACAATGTCCGTATAGGTGTCCCCGGCCTTCGATACCGCTTTATAAAACCAGTTCTCAAGCTTCTTCCGCTGCTCCGGCGTGTTGACATTCTCATCGTTTTCAATATCGTCAAGGACGATGAGGTCAGGTCTCCAATTCCGGTGTCTCCGGCCACGGATTTTCTTGCCTGAGCCTATGGCCTCAACCTTGATGTCCGTAGAGGTCAGGATGACGCTGCTTTTCCAGACCCTGCCCTTGAGGTTTCCAAAGTCCTCAATGATGTTTCTGTTTTCCTCAAGCTCCGTCTTGATGTCCGTCAGGAAGCCTTCTGCTTGCTCCGAGCTGTCGGAAAGGATGATGGGGTAATGCTTGTACTGGTAGAGGATAGCGTGCAGCGTGTCTTTGAAAGTGAAGTTTGTTGACTTTGCGTGTCCACGGGGAGCGGCAGTTCCTCTCCTGCATCCCTTGTCCCTGGCAATTTCCTTGTGCTGGGTGAGGGGATTCTTGCCCTTCATGACTCCCTGAGTCCATATATCATCCAGCCGCTCATGGAAGGGAGGGGATTCCCGGACAAAGTAATGGGGGAGATAGGCCCTTCCGAAATATCCGAGGTCTATAGCGGCAAGTTTTTTCCTAAGACCCTTCTGGCCTGTCAGTTCTGCCCCGGCCCTGTACTCCTTCAGGAGCTTCTCTCTGACCTCAAGGTGTTGGCTGTTTCGCATCACATAGTCTTCAAATAACCGCTTTTGGTATTCCATGTTTTGTATGAGTTCGGTGTCTTGCTCCTCTAACCGCTGGATATATTCATCAAGCTTAATCATCCTGCATCATCTTTTCTTTGGCTCTTTCAAGCACTGATTTCAATTCCTTGGCAAGTTCCGGGTCTGACTTGATAGCGGCCATCAGCTCACTTTCCATGCCCTGAAAGGCAAGCTCGACTTTCTTTTTCATGTCCTGCTTAACCCTGTCTTTATAGACCTTTGTTCGGCTGATTGCCGTTATCAGCCTCCCGGCCTTGTCGAGGGGCATCCGGTCAAACTCTTCCTCTGCAGTTGTCAGCTTCTTGACCAGGCCGTCCATCAGCATCATGAGCCCTGCATCCGTGTAGTCAATGTCAGGGTTTCTTTTGACCACGCTGACAAGGGCTTCCGTCTGCTTTTGGGCTTCAATCAGCCTTTGCGTTGCCGCCGTTGTCCTCATGGCATACCTGCCGACACTGCTCTTGCTGACCTCGTATCCCTGGGACTTTACCCAGTCAGCAATCTCCTGGTAGGTGTTGCTTGTGTCAACAATCATTTCGTCCACTTTGGCCCGGATTTCGTCCGGCAGGGAGTCAATTTTGGAGTTGATTCTTGTCCTTGCTCTTTCCTTGCCCATCAGACATCAACTCCCGGGTCATCAAGCGTCCCCTCAACCAGGTCAACACCTTTCCTCGTGAGCTTGATTACTGCGTCTTTTCTGTATGCGTTATAGGCATTGACCGTCTTGTCGGTGAAGCTGATGTACCCGGCTTCCAAGAGATAATCCAAGTGTTTCGATATGTCGGGAGATACGATTAAACCGTCTGCCACAAGTGCATTGGTTATCTGTCTAAGCAGTAAAGAATTTTGATGTCCTTTGACTAATGAGCGGATGATATAACCCCTTATCGCCTTATTTTGCTTGACCTCCCGTTCTGTACGTTCATCCATGCATCATTCCCCCTTACTATTGCCCTTGAAGTGCAGCAGCTTGTCAATCTTGCTGTCTATATTACCCATCTTGGTGTCCACGTTGTTGAGGGAGCGGATGAAGTCCTCTCTCAAAACGTAAACAAAGGGCAAATCGCTTTTTAAGTCATGGAGCTCGTCCTTGACTCCGGCAATGTCCTTTGATAGTCTCGCCTCGATTTCTTTGACCTTCATGTCGTTTTCTTTGATGCCTTCTTTGATTTCAGCCATCGTGTTCCTGAGAAAATAACCGATGACACCAATCGCAATGGCCGTGATTGTTTGTAGAATCCAACTTAATTCCATACGTCGTTATCCCCTTACAGACCGTTCTTGACTTCAAACACTTTTGTCTCAATCGCTTTTGTCAGATATTTTGAGAAATTCCCGAAATGCTTTTCAATCAGAGCCTTAGCCTCCGGCTTTAACGCATCGGCAATCTCGTCGAAAGCCTTCTTGGATAACGCTTCAAGCTCCGCTCTGTCCCTGACTCCGCTTTTGACCGCTTCTCTCAGGGCCTGCGCTGTTGTCTGCTCAATCTCCGTCACCGTCTTTGTTGTCAGGATTTCGATGTCTTCCAGTGCGTCAATCAAGAGTTTCCTTTGCTCCTCGTCTTTGAGCCGCTTTGTCTCAAGCTTTGCCTTTTCCGTCAGCTTGTGCAGAGCGTTAATGGCATAAGCCGCCAGCAAAGCAAGAGCCGCCATTGCAATGTCAATGACCACCTGGTTGAAGAGCTGCTGCATTGTTTCCACACTTTCTCCCTCCTTTGAAAAAAATAAGTGTTAAGAACTATGTTCTTAACACTTATCATGTTAGCAGGCTTTTCCAGTACCTTATATTCAAAGCACTTCTGAAAATTACTTCTAAGCTGTTGCCGATTCCTTGATTTCTTCTGTATTCTCCTCCTGGCTGTAATCTAAGTCAAACAAACTTATCTGACCTTCGGCGTGACCCTCTCCGCATATCGCCCTTATCCAACGTTCACTCAGGTTGTATCTTTTTGCAAGCTCCGCGTGGTTGTAGCCGTTGAACTCTTGCTTGATACGGAGGTCTCTTGCCGGACGGAGGAAAGATTCTGCCTTCGGTATATAGATTGTCGCCCCCCCCACGAGCTCAGCAAGCTTGATAAAATTGGCAACTCCAATCTTTTCGACAATATCACGATAGATGCCTTGAGGAATCATTTCCGGTGTCAGCTCATCAATTAAGCCGTCCACGGCGGCCACCCCCTTTCCTGAGCTGTTTTGCTTAAAGCGTGTTCGCCAGGATACCCATGACCTCACCGATGGTAATTGTCTCCCCAAGCCTGCCCTCCCAAAACTCAGGGGAGTTGATAATCTTCTTCTCGACAAGCTTCTTAAAAGCGTCCTTCTGCCACTGGGGAACATTTCCGGTATCCGTTGCCTCTTTGCTTTCCTTAGGTTCCTGGAGGATTCCCTTCAGGATGCCGACGATGCTGTAACCGTATCCCTTTCCGGGCCAGGCCCAGCCCGTACCGTTGGGATTGTCCTCGTATCCGAGCCATTCAACATATTTTGCAGAGCCTCTCTTGACTAAGTGGAACCGTGGGTCAGCACACGGCTGCTTAAGGGCCTCAGTGCTTGCGTAGGCTTTCAGGTGTTGTATTTGCGCCCTTACCCCTATCCGTGGGCTTTCAAAGACGGCTGCCTCACCCTTGGCGTTATTGTTAAGTGCTCCGATGCCGCTGTAATTGTTCTGCTCAGGAAGGACGATGCCGCCATATTTGAAATACCCTGTTTCTTTCAGGGCCTGAGCCCAAGCAACGTCAGCCCTCACGCCTTCAACCTCTGCCTCCTCAATGAATACCTGTGCAAGCTCTTCAATTGTGCAGTTCGGCAGAAGAGGCTTTGCATTGCTCTTCAGGGCATAGGAGACCATCTGAGCCGCCGTTGCCTCCGTCTTGCCCATGATGAGAGTGAGCTGTTGCTCCGGCTGCGTCTCTCCCGGCTGCTCAGGAGCAGAGGAGGGAAGGGGATATACCTTGTTTCCTTTTTCGTCAAAGACGCTGTATCCTGGATTTTTGTCACATTCTGCCTTGGCGTTCTCAAGGACTTTGTAGGCCCCGACCTGAGACTTTGCGTCATCCCAAGACTTTCTCACCCTGTAGAGCCCCGAAGCAGGAGCGGCCTCCTCTTTAAGCTGACCCTTAAACCAGTTCCATTTCTCCCAGTTGTTTGAGCTCATAGTCCCTGGACAATTCTTCCGGCTTGCGTCGTAGTGCCTCACAACCTTATCCAGGGAGATGTTATGCTTCTTCATCAGGAACTTGACAAGCTCAATAGCATTTTGGACGGCCTTGTTATAATCCCCGTCACTGTTGATGCAAACCTCAATCCCTATGGAGTTATAGTTAGTGATTCCATACTGACCTTTGCCATCCCCGCAATGCCAGGAGGCATTTGTATCCTCCACAGTTTGGATGATTGAATGGTCATCTACAAAGTAATGGGCCGAGGCATTTCGGTTGCCACCATTAAAATACCTGTAGTGAGCGTCAGCATCCGCACCCTTGCCGGGATTGCCTGTATCATGAACGACGATATACTTCGGGTCATTGCCGGTTGAAAAATTGTATTTTATAAGCTTTTTTTCGATTGTCGTCATTTTAATGCCCCCTTTTAATCCTGCTCATTAACTCTTCCATAATTTCTCCGCTTTCCCTTAGTTTGAGCTTATCTCTCTCGCTGTCTTCATAGCTGACATTGAGCATCCTGTTTATATGCCATAATCCTATATCCTTTGTGATTTCGGCAATCTGCCAGTTGCTTAGGCACCTAATCTTTTTCTCAAATTCCTCAGAATCCATAAAATTAGCAGTATTATTCATTTTGATTGCTTCTGATATCAGATTCTCTCTGATAAGGGAGCTCATCTCTTTAAAGATTTCAAAATCATTCAGCGTCTTATTGTTTTTGTTCAACTTAATCCCCTCCCTTAAAGGTTTACTATCGGAGCAATAACCTTCTCGTATAACTCTCCGACACTATATTTCGTTTCACCCTTTGCTATAATGTCTTTTTCAAACTTCTTGATTTCCATTGCAAGCTTCATTACCTTTATGACCCCGACCTGCTCAGGAGTTATTTTGGGTCTGGGCTTTAAATTCATATCCACATCAGGAGTCATGCAGCTAATTGCTTTAAATAGATAAACACCGTCGCCAAAGGCTCCAAAATTCTCTCTAAACTCGTTAACAACTTCAATAGCGAATTTGTTCCTGTTGAGTTTAGGCTTTACCGGAGGGAGAATTCCTTTCTCTCTCAGTTCAGTCCTTAACTCTTTGAGAGCTCGTTTCTCCTTGTTTGTGAGCTTTTTTTGCCATTTCTTTGTTGCCATTTTCATTCCCTCCTCTTAAAAGATATCCCTGAACCGGTAGTCAAGGGCCAGTGGGTCTTCGTTCTCAGCTAAGAGCATCTTGGCTAAGTACATCTTTCCGGTTTCCGGGTTCTTGGTTTTTTCAAAGAGCCTTCCGGCTGTGGCCTTGGACAAAAAGCCGACCAGTTGATAAAAATATTCGCTTGTATAGATAATGGGCAGTTGCTTCCGGTATCGGTAATCAATAATGCCGTAGAACTCTTTAATCCAGGTGTCTTTCTGGCTTTCCTTGCAGATATCGTCCACAATCAGGATGTCACAGTTGTAAATCCGCTGCCTGATTTCGTCCACTTTGTAAGCTTCTTCCGGCTTGTTGTAGTAGGCGAACCACTCTGTAAAGCTCTGCACCCAGTTGAAGAACATAGGGAACACCCCGAGCTCTATAAGCGGATACGCTGCCGCCGTGACCAGGTGAGTCTTGCCGCATCCCGATGTCCCCAGCAGGCCCATCCACGGCGCACCCCTCAGGCCTTCTCCCCGCTTAACCCTGTCCACCAAGCTGTCAGAATACTCCTTTGCAATCCTGTAAGCGTTGACCACTCGCTTATCCATGCCTTTAAGGGTAAAGTTGCCAAAATTCTTGTGAACAAACTCGTCGCTGATGTTGCAGGATTTCAAAAGCCTTTTCAGCTTCTTCCGCTCCTGGCAGCTACACACATAACCGACGTTTTTCTCAAGGTTGAAGATAACGCCTGAGTCCTGGCACAACTCACATTCATAGACCCGCAAGTCTTCTCCTGAAGGCTTCTTCGGCCCGTTCATCCCTCTTTGTTCCGCTTGTGTTCTGAGCCGTTCCATGTTTTGGGTTAATACTTTTGCCGTTACTTCCAAATGATGCACCCCCTTTTAGATTCCGCAATATTCCACGGGTATAACTCTCCCGGATATTCGGGTATTTCCTGATATGGATTGTCAGGGCCTCAATGACCAGGGCCGGGTCAAACCGTTCCCAGTATTCATATTCCCGCTCTTTGATGCCGTCAGCTATTTGCCCCGTCTTCCTGGTAAAACGCAAGGTGTCCCAGTACTGCTCAATGACCTTTATCTGCTCCGGCGTGTACCGGCAAAGCTTTTCCTTCAACACCATCACCGTCCTTCTTGGCAGTTTCCCTTTCGACCATTTTCTTGAGCATTTCAATGAGCTTGCTGCACTGCTCGTTGTTCAGCCACTCAAGCCGTTCAACCCCGAACATCTTTTTGACAAAACCGTTGATTCTTGCGTTGTTGTTGTTCCACCCGAGCTCACCAGTGAGCCGGTATATCTTTTGTCTTTTCGCCTTGGTGAGCTTGTTGCCCCCGGTGTCAGTCCTGCCGCTGCCGCCCTTGCCCTTGGCCGAGTCCTTCAGGGCAGAGAGGGCATGGCAAACCTTGTTGATTTCCTTCTGGCTGAGCTGCCTCATGCTGTCCTTGCCGGTCTCCCGGTATACGATGGAGTAGAGGGTATCATTGTCAAGAGCCAGCTCCGGCGACTTCGCCAGCCCCCATATGGTCTTAATAGTAAAAGTAGGGGCATAAGACCGCCCCTTGTTGTATCCCATCACACCACCCCCTTATTGATGCATATCCTTGAGCTTCTCCCGAGCCGTCTCGTACCAAAAGACATCCTCTTTTTTGAGCCTTGCCCCGACCTTGATAATTTCCTCCTCACCGTACTTCTTGAGGACTTCCTTGTTGACTGTCTCCACGACATTGATGCAGTCCGTCATCTTGCGGATTTTCAGGCTCTTGATGATTTCAGCAACCTTCTCCTTGGCCTTGGGGATGATGACCGACGTACTCAGCCGGAAGCCGACACTCCCAAAATTAAGAGTCATTGTCTTGCCGTCCAGCTCCTCTTTGTGTTCCGTGACAAACTCCTTGACATCCTTGCCCAGCTTGTCAATCCTGTCCTGAAGCGGCTTTGCCTCAAGTCCTGCGGATATCTTTATGCCGTTTATTTGCCTGTTCATTTCGCCCTCGATTTCCTCAATCTGGATTTCCTTTTCGGCTATCTCTCTGAGGGCCGCATCCACTTCAGCCCAGCTCCTGAGAACCGGCTGATTCTTGATTCGCTTTCTTGCCATCTACATCAAACCTCCCTCGACGTTGACCCCCGAGACCTTCCCGTCGTGTATCTCAAAGGTCATTCCCAAGGCTTCATGCAGTGCCTGGAATACGCTGACGGGAAGCTCCTCGCTAATCCTGAAGTAGTTCTTATTCACAAATCCGGTGATTGACTCTTTAACCTCTTCCTTGCTGAATACCCCGGCTGTCAGGCCGTTCACCGCACAAGCGACCGTTTCATTTAATCCCATCATTGTTCACGCCTCCTTAAAGCATCATCATTTTGCTTGCCTGGTTGATAATTTTGAGAGTAATGACTTCCTGACCGGTGTCATTCATAATCCTGATAACGTTGTCCAGTGTCCTCCCCAGCAGCCGGAAACATCCCGTCTGATGGTTGCAGGCCCTGGAGACCAGCTCATTCATTGCGTCCGGCTCGACCTTGTACCCCTCAAGGTATTTCTCCACTTCCTGCCGGGTCAGCCCCTTCAGGGAAACATAGAAGTCAATCCTGTTGGCAAACCGTGTGAGATAACTCTTTATCTGAGCTTCAAGCTTCGGCTCACCGGCAATGACAATCCCGACATCAGCCTGGTCAAAAATACCCCGGAGGATTTCCATTTTCTTCTGAGTGTACTTGCTGATGAGCTTGTCAGCCTCGTCGATGATGAGCAAATACCCGTGATTCACGTTGAAAAACTCCCTGATTCCGTTGACCCTTTTCCAAATCGTCCCGTACGTCTGAGGAATGCCGAGGGCCTTCTCAATGGCCTCGACCAAATCCCGGCTTGACATGATATCGTCACACTCGACATAGGCCACACGGGGCAGTTTGGCGTAGTGCTTCAGAGCGTGAGTCTTGCCGAACCCCGACTTGCCGACCACAATCCCAAGGCCCATGTCTTCCTGGCAGGAGCTGCAAAGTCCAATCACACTCTCCGCATCCCGGCCCTCAAAGAACCCTCTCTTTTTTGGCAGCCTCAAAACCGGTGTTTCGGTTGCCGCCGGAGTGTCTTCTTTTTGTCCGGCCTTGCTCTTGAGGTAGTCCTCAAGCCTTGCCTCAAGCTCCGTCGTGTCGCTGTCATACTTGCCTGACAAATACCTCGATATGGTTGTCCTCGAATAGTTCAGCTCGTTTGCTAGTTCCGCTTTGGTCTTCTTGTTTACCGCCAGGTACTCATTGACCCTTTGGGCCAGTGACCTCATTTCACCCGTGTAAATCGTCGCTACAGCTTCCATCACTTTATCCCTCGCTTTCTAATTTTTACCCAAGCTGCCTAAGCTTAGAGAGTGCATCCTGGGCCTTCCTACTGAAGAACTCGTCTTCAGCGTCTTGTTTCTGCCTGTTCTTTTTATCCCTGAGCTCTGAGGCAAACTGCTTGTCCTGCGGGAGAGCAACCACCTTGTCGCTCTTACCCTTAACCACCAGGTCAAGAGCCCCGACAACATCACCCGGAACGTTGCCCCTTTGCTCATACGGCGTTCTGAACTCCTCAAGGAGTTCCTTATCGTTTCTAAGCTGCGTATTCTGCATTTTCTTGTGTTCCTCAAGGGCCTTTTGGGAGACCTTTGGAGCTATCAGCAAGAGCTCCTGAGATACCGCTTCACAAATCTTCTTGCCTTCCCTTGTGTAGACGTAGAGCCTTGTCACGTCTTCAGGGTCATACTTGATATCAACCTTTTCCCCGTGGTAGTTGCAAAGCTCCTGAGCCCTGTACTCGTAACCGAATTTCCTGATTCCGATGTTGTAAACCGTGACCCTCTCAGACTTCATCATCAGGATTGAAGCGTATGACTTCGGGGGAGCAGGCTTATAGTACTTGTCCTCAGCCTTCATGAAGAGCTCTATCGGAACCGTGTACTTCTCACCCTGACGCTTGAGGCCGGAGTGTTCGCGTTTGTGGTAAACTTCGTTTAACCACTTTGTCCAAAGCTCGTAAAACTCTTCCATCGTGAGGAGCTCCCCACGCTCCAACATCTTAGGGATGTCCTTCTTGATTTTGGCTGCCGTCTTGGAGCCGGTCAGAGTGCCGGTGTAGGAGAACATCCATTTTGTGAAGCTTGAGCATATCGTCCCGAAAAACCGCTCAATCTGCGCCTTTGACCAAGGCTGAAACGGCAGGCTGTTTATTTCGTCCTGAATTCCTATGCTCCGGTAAAATCCTTTAGTCTCTTCGTCGAATTGGAGCTCCTTCTTCTGCTTCCGCTCACTCCGCTTGATGCCAGTCAAATCCTTGGCGTTGTAGTCCTTGCCGTTGTCGATTAAGAGCCACTGAGGTACTCCTCCCGGCGTGCCGTAAATCACTTTGAGCAAGGACAATTTCAAAATCTGAGAGTTGGCGTGTCGGCAGATAATGTCACCGAGGAATGTCCGGCTCCTGGTGTCCACCCAGCCCACAAGCCGGGGTTTTATTGCCGTGACCTTGCCGTTTGGATGGGTATATGCTACCCAGCAGTCAAATGTATGTTCGTCACCTTGCAGGAGGCCCAGGACCGGCAGGGACTTGGTGTCCCGCGAACCCTTCACCATCACCTTGTTTTTGTATTCCCTCATGCCCTTGGCCGCCAGGAAATGAGCGTTCTTGGCCCGTCTTTCCTCCATCAGATAGTTGATATACCTCGTAACCGTCTGATATGACGGGTATTCCCATCCTTGGAGTTCGGCCACCTGCTCAAGCTTCATGTACAGCATTTCAACCGTCCCGTCGTTGGCCGCAAAGTCCTTGTCAAACCACACGTTTTCAATATATGCCCTGACTTTATCATCCAGGGACGGGAACGTGAATTTCTCCTTCGGCTTCCTGCACAGGGAGAGCACCTTCAGAAAATCGTAGTTATGGCCGTTTTCCTTATGGAGCCTCATGGCCCAGGCTGACGCTTCAAGGTAGTCCTTGGCGTACCGGTATAGAGTCCGCTGGCTGATGCCCAGCTCCTCCGCAAACTCCTCAGCGAAAGCCGTCCGCTCACCGTCGTTGTAGTTTAAAAACTCCTGTATCCGCTTACCTAGTTCGACTGCCTGATAATACTGCTTTGAGAAGTTCTCAAGATACCAGTTTAAGTCAACGCCTACATACCAGGGAGTTTCTTGGCCTGTCCTCTGTTCAACCACAACATCACTCCCGCTAATACTCACTTTTTCCTTGTAGCCCCGTCTTGCTTTCTTGGAGAGGGAGGAGAGGGCAACCAAAACCCTGTCCTTGCCTCCGTCCCTCTCTTCAGTCCGGGTCTTAAAGCTTCCCGGATTCCTTTGAATCCTTCGATAAAGCGTGTAATAATTTAACCCTTCTAGTTCAGCCGCTTCTTCGAGCGTGACAAATGTTTCAGCCAAATCCTTCCCCCCTTTACCCTTGGCCTTCAATTTGGTAAAATGGAGGGGATGAGGGGCTTCTTCATCAACGGCTTTTGAAAAGAGTGTCGCTGCTGACCGGTTGGACGCTCTTTTCTTTTGCCATTGTTGAACATCCCCATCCCTCCGGTCATGCGCCTTTTGTCACCTTTTCCTTGATTTTGTTCATACTCTCCTCAACTTTCCTGAGCTCCTCCTGGAGGTATGCGTCGATATTGTTGAGAGTCTCAATGTTGGCCTGCTTCAGGCTGATGCAGTCAAACAAGTCCTCGATGTCTTTCTGGATTTCAGCTTGAACCTGCTCGATTTGCCGTTTGAGTTCGTTCTGCTTTGCTCTCAGGATGATGAGCATGGTTTCCGGAATTACTCCTTCGCTCATTCCCATCCCGGCCTTAAGGCTGTCCAACTCAAGAAGAAAATCCTTGACATTCTTCAAAGCTATTCCTCCTTCACGCTATTTTTTTGACCTCTCCCAGGTCTAAGCCAAGTTCCTCCGCTATGCTGGCAAGGTACTTCTCGCCCGACCTCTCCCCGTAGAGGATTAGGTTTAAGTATTTGTTGCTGGTTCCGACCTTCTCTGCAAGCTGGACTTGTGTCATCCGTTTCTCAATCAGTGCTTTCTTGACCAGTACGCCGAAGGCCGTCAGTTGTCTCTTGCGTTGCATCAAATATCCTCCTTCCGTTGTGATTACTCTTGTGTCTGCTCCTTGATTAGCTCCTCAAGGATTTCAACCTCTTGCCGTGCCTCCTTCCATTCCTTCTCATAACCTTCCTTTGGTTTTTCCATCAGGTAATTGGCTGAGTAGCAAAGAAGATTATGGCACGCCATGTCATGATACTTTTTGAATAAATCTGACCTTGTCACACTTAACCTCCTTTCGTTTAGCCTCCCGTGATATAATGGAGTATGAAGGGAGGTGATTGATTTGAATAGAATTAATCTTCACGAACTGCCAAAGGTTCTTTTTCGTGACGACCCCGAATTAACGTCCTACATACATTCAATGACTGATAACCTCACCGACTTATATGCTGGTTATCTGCCATCCTTTGAGAAATTTCTCTTTGCCTTGCCTGAAAATATCACGGTCGAAGAATTTAAAGCTCTATTGCTCGCTCAATCTGTAAAGGTCAGAGTCTTAATCGCTCTGCGGCTTAATAATTTCTTTGAGCGTGTAGCCGGGAAAGAACTGCCATCTTACAAAAGCTTTAAATCTTTCCTTGTTCAAGAGCTTTATGAGAACCACCCGGATAAGATTCGATGGTCAAAATAAGCGGTTTCTCACCAGATTTGCCCTCAATCATATTAAGCAGTTTTTCCCTGACTGATTGAGCTAATGGACGACCCGTAGGCAATTCAGCAGTACATGGCTGTTTAAGAACTTGCATTTCTTGAGCAGCCTCTTTTTGATGACCTTCATGGTTCTGTAAAAGATTTTTTTTCATTGTTTTGTTCCTCCCAACTTTCTTGTTTTGCCTGACACCTTGTGAACCACCTGGAAGCATTCTCTACAGTCTTTTACTACCAACCAGTTATCAGGATTAAGTCCAAGAGATTTAATCCTGATTTTTTGCGCCCTCGTGGGCCTCTTGCCGTGCTTCAATCTCCCATCTCCCTCCGTTTGAATTAGGAATAAATTTCCTCACCTCCGATAAAACTATTTATTATGTTCTGCTTTTCCGATATAATTGAGACGGATATATAAATCTATCATTTTAATTATATATCCGTATACCGATAATGTCAAATAAAATTATAAACATTACGGATAATTTTATAGGCTATTCGGATATGAGAGGGGGTGTTTTATTGAATTCCATTGGTAAGAGGTTTAGACAGTTGAGGAAAAGCAAGGGCCTTAATCAAATTGACTTTGCCGCTGCAATAGGGATTTCGCAAGGTACTTTGAGCGACATCGAAAAAGATAAATGCAAACCTTCAGTTGAAACGGTAATATCGGCAAGCGGATATTTCAAGGTAAGCTGCGATTGGTTGTTGACGGGTGAGGAACCTGTTCAAAAAGAGCAGCCGCCGAAATATCAACCTGACAAGCTGGGGCCTTTATCAGAACATGAAAAAGAAATGCTTTGGAAGTTCCGTCAATTGGACGCAAGAGACCAGGAGTATGCAAAGGCTAATATTGATATGTTGTATGAAAGAACGGTTAAAAAGGGAACGTCATTCGGCTTGACGAATGGAGGAACAGGGGAAGAGGCAGCCGCAAGTGAAACGGCTTAATTTTTGTCGATGTATGATAGATTTATCTATCTTTTTTTGTTCAATTGCTTTAGCTTAAATTATTAACTTTGCAAATCCTCTAAACCCTTGTAAATACTGCATTTGAACACGTTTTTTCTCAAGTGTGTATTTTGTTCAATTGCTTTGGCCGGAAACGGCCCCGAAATTTTTAATTTCGCACGCCGTCCGAACGCTGGCGTTAGATTTTGTAAGAGCCGCAAACGCTTATTTTACCTGCATTTTTCCCGCATTCATCTCCGACTTCGCACGCTCCGCACGCCTAGTAACGCCCCCGTTCGCACGCCCAGCCTGTTTTCTTTCTGCCGACCGGCTGTTATAATTAAAAGAGAGCAGCAAAAAAGCACCTTATCCCCTTGCGCTACAAGGCTTCCAGTGCTTTCAGCCGCTCTCTTTTTTATATTTTCCAGCGGTGAGGCCGTTCTCAACTTTTTTGTCAACCGTTTCCGGGCCTATCCCACGATAACCCCTTTTAAATCAAGGTTTCCCGAGGTTTCCCGGATAAACTTTTTCTATCCCTCTTTTGTCAATTATTTTGTTAATCCACAATTTTTATATAATCTGTATAAATCTTTACATTTGAATCCTTTATTAAATTTTCATATTGTTTTTTTCTTTCAATAGCTTTTTC